TCGTCCGCGAACTGGAGGAGCGCCAGAAGGCGTGACAAAGCCCTAGCCATTGGCTAGGGCATCTGTTGGTATGCCTGGCGCCGTTCAAGCGATTACGGCTGAGAAGTTACCTCTCTCTCAGCCGCGCACGCCCCTCTCAGCGCTGTTTGCACCGGCACGTCCTACAGTGACGTTTCCCTCCGCCCTCTACCGCGGGTAGGAGTTTCACCTTCACCGGTCCGATTCGTACCGTCCCGCCGCGTTGACGATCTATCTCCAAGAGATACACGGCAACTAGCACGGCTCCCAGTAGCAAGATCCATTCTTGCATCACCCGTCCTCCTTCCCTGGAGGACCTGTGAAGCTGAGAAGGTCCTGCACGAATGGCAACTCGTGTTAAGAGGGATTCAGGGGCACTGTTTGGTATGTCCAGTGTGCGCCTCTATATGCCTCTTTGTCCAGGGTGGTCGCTCCTAGGTGAGCGGGAACGCCCAGGACACGCAGAGGATGTAGACGACGAAGCTCGCAGCGACGCAGTAGCCGGAGATGCGCAGCAGGTGAACGCCTCCCTGGGCGCGGCGGAGGGAGGACTCGACCTCGCGCGCGTAGGGGCCGACGTTGAACCCGGACCAGCGCATGCGGCGGGTCAGCCGCAGCCCGATCGCGGAGACCAGCAGCATGGTGATGGCCATGGGCGCGAGGGAGTCGCGGAAGCTGCCGGAGGCGTGCCAGGTCTGGGCGCCGACGAACGCGGCGAGGATGGTGCCGCCCCAGATGCCGAAGCGGTAGGCGCGTACCAGGGTCCTCTCCGCCACGTGGCCGGCGGCGACGAAGTACGCCTGTCTGTCGGTGAGTCCGTGGCCAGGGACGGAACGGACGGCGTCTGCCTCCCGTATGACGGCCCCCGCCAAGACGTCTTCTCTCTCGAAGTCCATGCCCCGCCCCCAGGAATGTGTGTGCAATGTGAAGCAACTGTAGCGCTGGTGCGGGTCTGAAGTGCTAACACAATTCCTATATCCCTTTTTACCCTGATTGCACGAATTGGAGCAATGTGGGGTAGTGGATGACATCGACGGCCGTAGGCGGGACTCGAATAGAGGACGACGAGGAGTTCCAGCTCCCTGTCAATCCCGAGATATCCCAGGAGACCGTCGACCGCATCATCGACAAGATGCTGCTCGTCATCGACGAGCTGTCCGGACACCCGCTCCGCGACTACCAGGTGCCGCTCGCGCGAAGGATCCTGGAGTCGATGATCCTCGGCGACACCGCCAAGATCACCGCCTGCTGGGCCCGCCAGTCCGGGAAGTCCGAGACCCTCGCGAACACGCTCGCGGCCATCCTGATCATGTTCCCGCGCCTCGCGCCGATCTTCCCCAACCTCCTGGGCCGGTTCCGCGAGGGTGTCTGGCTCGGAGCGTTCGCGCCCGTGGACGACATGGCGGACAACATCTACGGCCGCATCGTCAGCCGGCTGACGTCCGACCGGGCCCAGGAGTTGATGGCCGACCCTGAGATCGACGAGAAGGTGGTCGGCAAGGGCAAGGAGCTGCGCCTGGTGAAGTGCGGTTCCCTGGTACGCAAGCAGACCTGCCACCCCAGGGCGCAGATCGAAGGCCGCACGTACCACGTGGTGCTGATCGACGAGGCCCAGGTCGCCGACGAGAAGGTCGTCAACAAGTCGATCAGCCCGATGCTGGCCTCGACCCGAGGATCCATGATCCTCACGGGGACCCCCACGTACACCAAGGGGATCTTCTACAAGATCATCCAGCAGAACAAGCGGCACGCGACCAACCGCGGCGCCCGGCTGAACCACTACGAGGCCACCTGGAAGGACGTCGCCAAGGCGCACCCCGACTACGGCGTCTACATCCGCGGCGAGATGCTCACCATCGGCGAGGACTCCGACGAGTTCCGCCTCTCGTACAGGCTCCAGTGGCTCCTCGACCGAGGCATGTTCACGACCTCGGAGCGCATGGATGAGCTGGGCGACCGCTCGATGCAGACCGTGCCGGCCTGGCACCGCACCCCGGTCATCGTCGGCATCGACCCCGCCCGCAAGCAGGACTCGACCATCGTCACGGTCATCTGGGTCAACTGGGATTACCCGGATGAGTTCGGCCAGTACGAGCACCGGATCCTGAACTGGCTCGACCTCTCGGGCCTGGGATGGGAGGAGCAGTACTACAGAATCGTTGACTTCCTGGCCAACTACTCCGTGCTCGCCATCGGTATCGACGCGGGCGGCATCGGCGACGTCGTCGCCAGCCGGCTGCGCGTCCTCATGCCCAGCGTCGACATCATCGACCTGCCCTCCGACCGCGGTGCTCAGTCCAAGCGGTGGAAGCACCTCATGGAGCTGATGCGGACGGACAACGTGTCCTGGCCGGCACACTCCAAGGTCAAGCGCACCAAGGTCTTCCAGCGCTTCCGTCAGCAGATGGAGGACGCCGAACTGGACTTCCAGGGCCCCAACGTGATCGTCCACGCCCCTGAAGAGGCCGGCGCCCACGACGACTACGTCGACAGCCTCGCCAACGCCGTCTACATGACCGCCGACCTTTCCATGCCCGAGATCCAGGAGGAGTCGAACTTCCTCTACTCCAGGGCCGCCTAGGAGCCAGCGTGACGATCGATCCCAACTACCACAGCTACGACCCCAACGACCCGTACAACATCCCCGGCTGGACCGCGATCAACCAGCTCGCCGGCCCCGGCCAGCCAGCCGACAACCCGCCCGCGCCGTTCCCTGCGGACATCGCCGTCCAGACCGTCGTGGCGACCTACATGGTGGAGGGCGGACAGCCGCTTCCCGGCTCCGTCCTCATCCAGGCCGACCGCAGGTACCGCGACAAGGCGACCGGCGACCTGGTCGTCCCCAACGCCCGCCGGCTGAAGGTCGTCAACGGCGCGCTCAGCGTGGACCTGCCGGCCAGCGACGATCCCGACCTCGACGAGCCGTTCATGTACTCCGTGCACGAAGTGGTCCCCGGTGGCCGCAAGTTCATGATCAGCGTGCCGTACAACGCCACGGGCCCGCTCAGGCTCCACGACCTGGTCGTCGATGCCGACTACCAGGAGATCCAGCCCCCACGGATCTACGCGCTCAACCCCAAGCTCGGCGGCTACTGACACGCAAACGCCCCGCCTCCCACACCGGGAAGCGGGGCGTCCTGCGTTCAGGCTGCCCGCAGCTCTCTGACCATCACCGCGTAGGTGGGCGAGTCGGCGAACGGCCGCTGCTCACCCACCTTGTCGTAGCCCCATGTCTCGTACAGCGACTGCACCTTCGGGTGGGTCACGTCGACCAGGAGCACGGCCAGGTCCTCGGTGCGAGCCTTCAGCAGAGCCTCGTGCAAGCGGTCGGAGATGCCCTGCTTGCGCCACTGCGGCCGGACCATGACCTCGGAGACTGCGTAGGTCGAGGTGTAACCGTTGTTCGGCTGGTACTCGGTCTTGCGCCACCACTCCCGGCCGGGCTGAAGAGGGGCTCCGTAAGCGAAGCCCGTCGGCTCCTCACCGTCGAACGCCACGACGCAGGTGAACCCCTCCATGCCCGACCAGTGGTCGACGAACCACGGGAAGCGCTGGTTGAACTCATCGTCCATGGCGTCGGCGTAAGCGTCCGCGTGCACATCGATCAGCAACTGCTTGAAGCCCTCCGGCAGGCTGCCATGCTGGAAGTGCCGCAAGTCGATCACGCTGGTCACGCTCCACTCCATTCATCTCGCATACGGTCCGCCCAGTCGCGGGCGTAGGACGTGGACGACGCCAGGCGGAAGAGGTCTCGATGGAAGTCTCCAACCAGAGTCCGCATCCGTCCAGGTAGCGGTGCGCCATCCATGATGGCGAACACGTTAGCGGCCGTTCGCGTTGCCTGTTCCGGCTCCCCCTGGTGGAGTTGCGCGCTCGCGAGCTGGCAGGTCGCCAACGCACGGTTGCGGCGGAACTCCTTCGGGATCTTGCCGATGGCACGATGCGCCATGGCTTCAGCCTCGACGTACTGCCCGTTGCGATTCATGATGATCGCGGCCAGGTGGTTCAGTTCGGCCGTGCCGTAGAAAGCCGTCCACCGCGGGCGCTCCTCCTCGGTTGCCTTGCGGAGAGACTCCTGCGCGGCCCCGAGGGATCGCTCTGCCGCCTTGGCGTCGTGCAGTGTCGCGCACGCGAGAGCGACCCGGACCCGACCCATCGAGCCGAAGAACGGATCTCGCCGCGCGGCCGTGGATGCCTGTGCCGCCTGTGCCGCCGCGAGCTGCTCCGGCCCGTTCTTGCGCTGGTAGGCGAGCATGGTCTGGTTCATCCACACCCGCATCTCCGTGGGCGGGTCCTGGGAGAGGCCGGCGAAGGTCGTCGCCTCGTGCAGATGCCTCTGGGCTTCGTCCAGTTCGCGCAGGTCGATGTAGGCCCAGGCGGCGATGGTGGTGAACTCGGCGGCCAGTGCGTACAGAGCGCTTCGAACGCGCTGGCTGGCGTTCCGTTGCTGGAGGTCCAGGACCTCCGCACGCCCCTCAAGGGCAGCCGCCGCCAACGTCTTGCGTCCGCCGTGCCGGTCGTCCGCTTCGATCAGCGCGTTCATCCCCGCCGTTGCGCGCTGTACGTCGGTCATGCCGACCGCACGCCGCTGTCTGATGAGGGGAGCTGCGCCGGCAGCGGTTCCGGTGGTTGAGGCGATGAAGTCGCGGCGACGCACTGGTGCCTCCGGAGGACGGTTCATGGAGCGTGGTGCGGTGAACCCTAAGTCCTCAACTCGGCATCCGAACACGCGCTCAAGCGCAGCGCACGTCTTGCCCGCCGGCCGGGTGACCTTGCCGGCCAGCCAGTTGTGGATCGTGCGCGCGGAGAAGTCTCCGGGCCGCCCGGTGATGTCCCACACAGCGTCGTTCAGCTTGAACGCCAACTCTTGCTGTGTTGTTCCGAGTTCGGCCATCCGGCTTCGGAGGGCGAGGTTCTCTCCCATGTAATGACGGTAGCCGCCTGTGACGGTTCGCGACCAGGCGTTAGGTAATGGGAGTTCAAAGTCTTCCGGTGGGACCGCATGCACGGAAACGGAAGTCTTCCTGGGTTTCGTGACGCGGCGGTCGTTGACTGGCTATCAACCGCAGGACGCCTAACACCATCCGTACGGCGTCCACCGATCTGCGGCGTGGAGAGAGCCCGACCCCGCCTCCCCCGACGGGGTCGGGCGACCCACCCCCACGGAGGGACGACCTCGTGACGATGACTGCCGCCAGAGCGTCAGGGACGGACATGCCGACCTACACCGAGACCTGGCCCTGCGAGCCTGAGTCGGCCGAGAAGGCGCGCCGGCTCGTCGCTGCCGCGCTGTCCCTCTGGGGTATGAGCGACGCGGTCGACGTCGGTGTGCTGATCGCCTCGGAACTGGTGAGCAACGCGATCACGCACGCGGGCTGCCGGCTCTTCCGGATCCGGGTGTCTCGCCCCGAGTCGGCGACCGTCAGGATCTTGGTCTCGGACACCAATCGTGCGGAGCCCGCCATGTATGCGGCCAGCCCGGATAGTGAGAGCGGACGAGGACTGCGCCTTGTAGACGCTCTGAGCACCCAGTGGGGCTGCGAGCCCAAGCCCTGGGGCAAAGCAGTCTGGGCCGAGATGACGGCGGAGACGCCGTGACCGTGGTTGCTGCCTGGACGCCGCCGCTCACGACAGACCAGCTCCGCGCCGTCCTCGACAGGGTGCGCGCCTGGACGCCGCTGAGCCTGTCGGCCATCTTCGACGACCTCGACCAGGTCCTTGGCGAGCAGCGGCCGGCGGACGACGCCCTGGACGACTTAGGGGACCGATTACGTGGCGCGCTGATGCAGCTCGGCTGCATCGCCGTTGCCGACCCGGCGCACCGTCCGGACGCCGACACCCTCGCCCTCGTCGAGCGTGCTCGCGCCTTACGGGACGAGGAGATGACCGGCGGCTACGGGGCCAACTTGGGGCTGGCACGACGGATGGCCTGGACGGCGTCCGAACTCATCGAGCGCCTGATCGACGGGCGACACATCAAGGACGACGACTGATGCACACCGCGACCGACACGAACCTGGCCCCCTACGCCGCCCTCCGCGAGGGAGAGGTCGGCGTACTCCACTCCTCGCTGCGGATCCTCCGGCACTGGAAGACCAGGGAGCCGTACTTGGCATACGACTCCGAGGTGGAAGCGGACCGGGACCTCCGCGAAGTGCTCTGGGCGCGGTGCTCGCAGAACACCAGGGACAGCCGCGGCATGCCGACGGGCCGGCCGCTGTACGCGTTCCTGCACCCCTCCCGGCAGCGGGAGTGCATGGAGCAGATGCGCTGCCAGGTGTGTGCGCAGCCTGCCAAGACCCCGTTGGGGTACGTCTTCCTGGCGGGCCCCGAGGAGGGCTCTGACGAGAGCACGCAAGTGCTGGCAGCCCAGCCACCCGTGTGTGCCAAGCACATCCGCTCCTCGGCTCAGCTCTGCCCGCACCTCGACAATCGGCCGCGGGTCTACCTCGTCCAGCGGGCGCCGCTCTTCGGCGTGACTGGCACTGTCTACGGATACGGCACTGACGGGGTTACCGTCGTCGCCTCTCCGAAGGAACCGTTGCCGTACGGGCACCCGAACACGGCAACGTTCCTGGCCTCCCAACTGGTGCGCCGGCTGAGCGCCTTCAGGGTCGTCGACATGGAGGAGCTGCTGGCGAACCTGGAGACCCCCTGACCTGTCCGGCGGCGAGGCGCACGCCGGGCAGCACAGTCCCGCTTCGGTCGGTGACGGCGATCTACATCTGCCGGCCGGGGCGGGACTTTTGCTGCCTGTAACACATTTCTGAAAGACCGGCCACCCTTGATTCCGAGACGTCTCGCAAGGAATTGAGGAACGAATGGCAGGAAACCTCGCCCCGAACCCGAGTTTCCCGGAGAAGGGCCACTACGACTACGGCGTCAAGGGTGGCGTCAACACCGCTCGCCGGGGCCGCCTCCGGTTCGAAGAGGGTGTCGCCACTGACACCGACATTCCGCAGGAATTCGGCAAGGGCGTGATGCAGGGCTACCAGACCGCGCCGGGCCGGAACAACCACAACGTCAACGTCTTCGAGAAGCCGGCGGAGGAGACCATGCGTGAGCGCGCCCACGTCGGTTCCGCCGCGTGGCCGGAGGCGCCGGAATTCCTCGGCAGCTTCGCCCACGGTGCCGGCCACGGCGCGGAGGTGCGTTTCGAGATGGCCGTGCGCGACGGCGGCCACCAGGAGCGCCCGAACTACGCGAAGACCACCGACTGACAGGTGCGCCGCACCACGCAAAGCCCTCAGGGAAACCTGGGGGCTTTGTTGTTAACACTCCCCACAGCCTCCATGTGAGGATTGGGCATAGCGCAATTCGTCATATCAACTCGTAGCACCGCGCCTCCATACAGGTGCACCATTCGGTGCTTAGTCGAGGATGTGTCGGTTGTCCTTCGCTTTCTTCCCGCCGAACCAGCGTGCGGCCGGCTCTGATCTCACCATCAGCATCAGCCCCTTGGGTCTAGTGGAGCTGTCGGACGAGGACTTCGAAATCCACGGTCCGCGGCTGAACCGCTATGCGACCAACTTCGCGTTCTACCTCGGCCACCACTGGGCCTACCGCCGAGAAGCCGGCGAGCCGCAGATCACCCTGAACTATGTGGCGACCTTCGCGCGCTACATCAACAACTTCTGCTTCTCCAAGGGCGTCAAATTCGCGGTCCCGAAAAGGTACGAGCACATCGTTCCGGCCCTGTTGAAGCGGGTCTGGGAAGTCGACAACGACAAGCAGTCCCTGCTGAACTCGATCGGAGAGCAGGGCGGCGTCACGGGCGACTCCTTCGTGAAGGTCGCGTATGAGCCGCAGTGGGTCGACTCGGCCGGCGGTGTTCATCCGGGCCGCGTTCGCATCCTTCCCCTGAACTCGGCCAACTGCTTTCCGGAATACCACCCGCATGACCGGGACCGGTTGGTCGCCTTCAAGCTGCGCTACAAGTTCTGGACGACCGGCGCCGACGGGGCTCGGATGGTCATGACGTACACCGAGCGTCTGACCGACACCACCATCGACGAGTACCTGAACGACGAGTTGATCGACTCCCGCCCGAATCCGCTCGGCATGATTCCCGTCGCGCACATCCGGAACATAGCGGTGTCCGGTTCGCCGTGGGGGCTCGCCGACATCGGTGACATCATCTCGATCAACCGTGAGCTGAACGAGAAGATGACCGACGTCTCGGACATCATCAATTACCACGCGTCGCCGACGACCATCATCCAGGGCGCCAAGGCCACGAACCTGGAGCGCGGCCCCCGAAAGATCTGGGGTGGCCTGCCGGAAAAGGCCAAGGTCTACAACCTTGAGAACGGCGTCGACCTGTCCGGACCCATGGGGTTCATCCAGGTCCTCAAGACGGCGATGCACGAGATCATGGGTGTCCCGGAATCGGCACTCGGGCAGATGCAGCCGATCTCGAATACGAGTGGCGTCGCTCTGTCAATTCAGTATCAGCCACTGATGAACCGCAACAGCATCAAGCAGATGAACTACGGGCTGGGCCTGAAGCACATCAATGAGCTGGTGCTGCGGACCCTGTTCTGTCACGAGCCCGAGACGCTGCTGTATGACCCGTACAGCGACGGCATCATGACCGATGGCGATCAGCCCGTTCTCCTCGACCCCAACGACCCCCAGGTCTACCAGGTCGAGTGCGTGTGGCCGATGCCTCTCCCGGTCGACAACCTCGTGAAGCTCAACGAAATCCAGGCCAAGCTCGCCATCGGTCTCGAATCCAAGCGCAACGCCCTCGTGGAACTCGGCGAGGAATTCCCCGACGAGCGCCTGGAAGAGATGTTCAGCGAGCAGCGCCGGGACGTTATCGAGCAGGGAGCCCTGGAGCTTATCAAGGCAACCATTTCCTCTGCTATTCTCCAGATGACTGGAATTGCTACTGAGGAAAGTGGTAATCCAGCCCCGTCAAGCGGGGGAAGCCCGGATCAGTCCGGATCTCCCGCTGGCAACGCTCAGACCGGAGTTCTTCCCGGCGCAACCGGGATTGACCTCGGTGTGGACACCAACATGTTGATCAATCAATTCGTGACCATGGCGTACGGCACAAAGCTGCCGCAGAGCCGGAATTCGGAGGATGCCAGTAACCAGGAGACGAGCTAATGACACTTCCGGCCAACGCCCCCGCCCCTGCCCCGAACGGCGCCCCCAACGACCAGGTCCTCACCGTCCCGGTCATTCCCGAGCAGCCCAAGGAACCGCAGACTGACGCGCGCTTCACCGCCGACGACCTGGAGAAGGTCCGTCGGGAGGAGCGCGAGAAGCTCTACGGGCGTCTGACCCAGCAGGACGAGATCCTCAAGGCCACCAAGGAGGAACTCGAAGCCGTCCGCAAGGCCCGCGAGGACAAGGAAGCCTCCGAGGCGACCGCCCGCAAGCAGGCCGAGGACGAGGCTGAGGCGAAGCGGCAGGCGGAACTGTCTGCCAAGTCCCTGCTCAAGGAGCGCGAGCAGGAGTGGGAGAAGCGCTTCACCGAACTCCAGTCCAGCTACGAGCAGGACCGCGAGCTGTTCGCCCGCGAGCAGGAGTTCCAGCGCCTCCAGAACGTTCGCGGGGACCTGCTTTCGCAGGCTGCCGACGACATCGCACCCGAGCTGGTGGACCTCGTCCAGGGCAACACCGAGGACGAACTCCGCCAGTCGGTAGAGCTGATGAAGCAGAAGAGCGCGGCCATCGTCGCCCAGATCCAGCAGACCCAGGTCGCGACTCGGGCTTCGATGCGAGGCACCGCTCCCACCGGTTACGGCGTCGGTCCGGCCGACACGGACGCCGGCTACCGCCAGTACTCCGCTGGCGACATCAAGAACATGCCCATGAGCGAGTACGCGAAGCTCCGCGGCCAGCTCCTGCCGGCGGCCGGCAATGCCGCGCGTCAGGGCATGTTCGGCTAATCCGCCGCACTAGTAAGGGAAGCACATATGGCATCTGCCATCACCGGTACGCCGAATCTGTCGGCGTCTCCGACGAACTACTCCGG